GTAAGTGGTACGGTTATCCAACCGCAGCCGGAACGGAGTATGTGGAAGGTAGGACAATTGCTGTATGGAAAAACCAAATTCCCTTGGGTAGTAAGATCATGATTAACGGTCATGAATATATTGCCGAAGACACTGGAACAGCAATCAAGGCGAACTGTATTGATGTGTACCTTGATTCTCACGAGCGGGCAATACAGTTTGGCATTCAGTATGCGGAAGTCTTTGTAAGGCGGTGATACCCATGCGGGAAAGCTGGAAGGTAATTGAAAGTCATCCCCGCTATGAAATCAGTAATATGGCAAGGGTCAGGAACATCAGCACTGAAAGGATATTGACACCCTATGACGATGGAAATGGTTATTTGCGGGTGAAACTGGATGGTGAAAATTGCAGATTACATATTTTAGTTGCAATCGCCCACGTTCCGAACCCTGAACCGGATACCAAGAACATAGTGAACCACAAACGGGGTAAAAAGCATGATTGCCGGGCTTCACAATTGGAATGGGTGACACAACAAGAAAACATTCAACACGCTTGGGATACCGGGCTATGTAAACGGAAAAGAAAGAAGGTGCTGACATGAAAAAATTTGTTGAAATGATTAAACGGAACAGACCAAAGCCTGTTTGTTTTACTCCCGACTATGAGACCTATATGTTTGCCGGTGATTATGCAGAGCCGTATTGCCCTACATGTGAATGCATGCCACTTGAAGACGGTACCAATTTCTGCCCGCATTGTGGCCAGAGACTGGAGTGGGATGATTATCCTTCTCAGTGGTATTTTATCAAACTGAGAATTAGAAAGATTTTCAGAATCAAAAGGAGATCGTCCGATTGGGGTGATGACTGGTAATGGCAGAAGAAAAAAAATTTGAAAACAAGGTCAAGAAATTCCTGACAGAACAAGGTTGTTGGGTTCTCAAATATTGGAGTGGTGCAGCTTATACGAAAAGTGGTATTCCGGATTTGTTGGTATGCTGCAATGGCTACTTCTTAGCGGTTGAACTTAAGTCATCTACTGGTAAACCATCAGACTTGCAGAAGTATCACATCAGAGAAATCAGAAAGGCTGGCGGTATTGCGTTCGTACTTTACCCGGATGGTTTTGAAGAGTTCAAACAGTTGGTATTGGAATTGAAATGTTCCTCTATCCAGCGGATTTTATTAAGGGTAAAAATTCTATTTACAAAATTTTTTGAAAAAGGAGATTAGAAAAAATGGCAACAAAAAAGAAAACGGAAGAGGTAACAGCTACATATGGTGTTCGGGAAGTGATTGAACAGTCATTGTTAAAAACTGGCCGGGATGGTGTGGAAGACCTGCTTGACTTTATGGATGAAGTTGGATTCTTTACAGCCCCAGCTTCCGGCGGGAATCATTCCAGTGGTGAAGGTGGTCTTGCAGAACATTCAGTCAATGTAATGACCATGGCCGAAAAATTTGGAGTAGCTGCTTACGGTGGTGAAAAGTTCAATGAGGTTAAGGACAGTATTGTGATTACTGCATTACTGCATGACCTTGGGAAATGCGGCGATTATGGAAAGCAGATGTATGTGCCAAACATGGTTCAGGACGGTAGGCCAACCAAGGCTGACCCGGTGCAGAAGTATAAACAGTCCGACAAGAAGCCGTGGAAGCGGAACATGGAATTATTACCACTTGACCATGCAACTCGCAGTATCAAACTGGCAACGCTCTTTATTGACCTGACCGAAGATGAAGAATTTGCCATCAGATACCATGATGGCCTGTACGAAACTGCAAACTATGCTGTTAAGGGCCATGAAACCCAGTTGTATATGCTACTGCATTGGGCTGATATGTGGTCAAGCCGGGTACTGGAAGGTAACACCGGAGAAAGTGACGGTGAATAATGATGGATGATATTCAAAAAGCCGTAGAACTTGCATTTGAAGCCTTTCACAAAGAGTTTGGTGAAGATGTAAAACTGGAAGATGGTGATGAAGTGGTTTTTATAATGAATAATTGTGTGCTAATTATCAGCTTGGAGAGTGGTACATTACAAGAAAAATTTATTGGTGGAAAACCGCTGACAATTGACCATACATTGAAAATTTATGAAAGTGAGGACAGATAATTATGGCACAGATGGTATTAGTAATGGGGGAATCCGGTACAGGAAAAAGTACCAGTATGCGTAACTGTGACCCGGCAACAACGGCGATTGTAAATCCGGTAGGTAAGCCGTTGCCGTTCAAGGGTAAGTTTGAAATGCTGAACAGTGTAACCGATTCAGGTAAAATCACACGATTCATGAAAGAGCAGGTAGCCAAAGGAAAAAAGCTGATTGTGGTTGATGACTTCCAGTATATTCTGGCCGTTCCGTACATGAACCGTATTAAGGAAACCGGCTGGGATAAATACAATGATTTTGGTGCCAACTACTTTGAAATCATTGAGGTATGCAAAGATTTACCGGATGATGTGGTTATCACTTATATGACCCATCTGGAAACCTTGGACAATGGTCTTACCACGGTGAAGTTGATTGGTAAGCTGTTACGTGAAAAAATCACAATTGAAGGTTTGTTTACTGTCGTACTTAGAACTGGTGTAGCAGAAGCGAGATATTATTTTTACACCCAGAACAGCGGCAAGGATACAGTAAAATCCCCTATTGGCATGTTTCCAACCTATGCGATTGATAACGATTTAAACTATGTTGCTGACAAGATTCGTAACTACTATGAAGTGGGTGAATACAGGCCTGATTCTGAAATGGCGGCAGCGGATGCGGCGGTTGCAGCAGATGTTGAAAAACCTACTGGTGGAAGAAAGGGAAGAGGTTCAAAGACTACTGAAAAAGCAACCCCACCGCAGGTAGCAGGGCCGGAAGTAAAGGAAGAAGTCAAGACTCGTAGAAGTAGAAAAGAGGTCGAGCAGGAGAATCAGGAAAAGATTGCCGGATACATGGATAAGTGTGATGAAGCTGTTGATGATATTGCCGGTGATGAAGAAGGTGTTCCGTTTAATGAAGCAGACGAAGCAACCAAGGATATCCCAAAGCCGGAACTTGAAACACCACCGAGACGCACCCGCAAAGAAAGACAGGCGGAAGTAAAAGAACCAACAGAAGTAGAAGAAATGAATGAAGCGGTAGGGCAAATGGTAGAACCTAATAGTGGTGAAGTAATGGAAGCACGCACACGCAGAACTCGTACACAGGCTACACCAGCGGCAGAACCAAAACAGAGCGATACCGCAGCCCCGGCAACCCGCAGAACAAGAAGAACACGATAAGAAAGAGAGGAAAGAACTATGAGTAATGGAAGAAACAACAATATGGATGGACTTAGTGCATTGCTTGGATTGGCTGCACTTGCAGGACTGGCAGACGGTGATTCAGTATCGCCGCTTGCCAAAGCAATGAAACCGGCAGCCGAGCCACCGAAAAAGCCAGAAACATCCCTGCTTGAAACTGCAAAAACGGCAAAGACGCTTTATGACAGTTATATGGACGCTGGTTTTACATCTGTGCAGTCATTTGATTTATTGAAACTGATATTATCAACAGGTATGAACAAATAAGAAAGGTTAAAAGGTGAATAATTATGGCAGTAGATTTTAGCGTATTTGATGAAAAGGTGGATTTGAACGAGTTACAGAAAGAGGTCGAAGCGGCAAATAGCGGTGATTTTGATGATGTGCCGGACGGTACATATGTGGTCAGCATTGAAAAGATGGAATTAACTTTAACCAAGGCAGAAAGTAAGCCGATGTTTGCCGTTCAGTTCAAGATCACAGAAGGTGATCAGAAAAGTCGGATGATCTTCTTCAACCGGGTTATCGGTGGTAATAAGAATACAGAAAAGTGGAATGACGGCAAAGCTATTAAGTCCGTTATTACGTGGCTAGATAAACTGGAAACGCAGGTTGTGCCGGAATTCCTCAACTATCAGGACTTTTCTGAATGTGTCCTTGATATTTTCCAGGAAGTTCAGGGGCAAATTGAACTGGAAGTTGATTATGCTGCAAAGAAGTTCAATCCGGTAAGCATCAAGGAAGTATACGACATTTAAGGGTGTTGGCGGTGGAAAGGGTTGAAACCCAAACCACCGCCGTATAAAAAGGTGGAGCGGATGATATTTTATGACTTTGAAGTTTTTAAGTACGATTGGCTTGCAGTTTTAATTGATGTGACACGAAAAACAGAACACGTAATAATCAATAACCCTGACCAGTTAAAAGCCTTATATGAGCAAAATACAGGCAATATATGGGTTGGTTTTTACAACCGTCACTATGATCAGTACGTCATGAAAGGTATCATGTTGGGACTTGACCCCAAAAGGATAAGTGATCAGATAATTGTTGATGGAAAAGAAGGGTGGCAAATTTCATCTGTATTCAATAAAGTGCCAATGATTAACTATGATGTGATGCCAAACCCGCCTGTTGGACTGAAAACACTGGAAGGTTTTCTTGGTTCCAATATCAAAGAAACAGAAGTTCCGTTTGATTTGGATAGACCGTTGACCAAGGAAGAAATTGAGCAAACAGTATTCTATTGTCGGCATGACGTGGAACAGACCATTAAAGTGTTCCTTGAAAAGATTGATGATTTTAATGCTATGCATGGTATTGTGCGGGCATTTGATTATATTCCGCTTTCCTGCATTGGTGATTCCGAAGCAAGGATTACTGCAAAGGTGCTTGATTGTGTCAAGACCACGTTTAAAGATGAATTTGACTATTACTTTCTTCCGTGTATCCAGTTGAAGAAATATCAATACATCATGGATTGGTTTGATACCGCCGTGGAAGATTGTACTGCTGAAATGCAAGCGAATTATGTGGAAGCTATGGAAAAATACCAATATGCAGCGAGTACCAAGGATAAAAAGAAGTGGTCAAAGCAGATGGATACTTGTAATTGGCGGGATGATTGGCAGTGGTCACGGTATTTTTACAATCGGTCATTGGATGCAATGGTTGGGGGGATTCCTCACACATTCGGCTTTGGCGGTCTGCACGGTGCAATAGCTGACCCAATTCACGCTAAGGGGTTGATTCTTCATGTAGACGTTGGTTCATATTATCCGTCAATGCTGATTGGGTGGGG